GCTGTATTCATATACTGATTAAGAGTATTTGCAATCCACTTAATCGAAAGTTGACCTGACAAAGTAATACTCTCAGCCATTCTTAAATCATAATATCTGAAGTATTGAGAACCAAGTGCACCATAAGCAGAGTTCAAGGCAATCTTAAGTGCCATCTGTAGATTAGTTAATCTTGAAATCTCTTTCAACAAATACTTCTTAGTCTTATCTTCTTCATATTCTTGCTCACACTTAAGCATTGCTTTCTTGTGAACAGTTCTATTATTATACATCGTTTCCATAAGACTAGGAAGAAATCCTTGCTTATCTTTAGAATAACACCAACCATTTGCTGATACTGAAAATTCTGTCTCTGGGATAGGTTCTTTCTTAAGTAACCCATCAATAGAAACATTCAATCTTGTATCAGTAATAGTTTCTGGACTAATATTATATTGCATTATCAAATGCGGATATAAACTGGCCAAATCGAAAGATGCAACCCATTTGTGCATACCTTTCAATGGGTCTTTAACATAAGCACCTTCAAATGCTTCACCCTTTGAATGTCTTTCATTATCAGGAATAACAATCTTCTTATTGAGCAAGTCATTATAGATAATAGCATCCCAAAGTTTTACTGGACTAAATGCATCATTATAGTTAATCTTTGCTGTATACGCCATGGTAAGATGCAGTTCAATAAGTCGTAACTTATCTTCTAACTTATCAACTAAGTCAACGTCTTTGATGTTATAATCTACAAATGTTTCCCAATCATTTTGATAGAATGCTTTGAATGTAGTCCATTGACTATGGTCTAACTTCTTCTCACCTAACTCAACAAAAGCAATATGATCCAGTTTATAAGATTCTTGAGTTGCATAGGTATACTTCTTATACAAGGCATAATAATCCAAAGAAGTAACACCTACGATATCGAACAAGATTTCTTCTGTTCCACGAACATTAGTTTTCTTTTCGATGACACTATTCCAAGGAGACAGTTTCTTGTAATCGTCACCTAGGACTTTCTTAATACGATTGACAAGATATGGGATATCGAACAAATCTATGTTCCAACCTGTGATGATATCGGGAACATTGCACTGCCAATGAGTGACAAACACCCTCAACAGATCTTTCTCGTTCTTGCAGAGGATGTAGTTCCCTGAGTTTTCACCAGTATATGGTCTTGAACCGAAAGTTTTATATTCTTTGGATTTATTATCTTGGACGGTAATTAGAAGAATTTCTTCTGCTGCATATTTAGGTTCAGGAAAGGCATCTGCTTCAGTAGCAGTTTCAATGTCTATCGAAACTATCTTTAGAAACTCGGAATCAAATATAATATCACCAGGATGATTATCAGAGATATACTGGAGAGCATAATTAGTTTGCCCAAAAATATTAAAAGATTCCACACCTTCATATGTTTTAATGAATTCTTTACAGTCATTGATGTTTCCTGGTTTAATTTCATAAGCAGGACTACCATGTAAAGTAGTCCATTCAGTGGGAGTTGAAACAGTTTTTGTATTGGTTGTGTAGAGTGTTGGATAGAAATCTATCTTTTGTTTTTGAGGAAGTCCATCCCGAATAGAACGAACTAAGAGGTTATTACCCCATTGCACAACTGAGGTATAGAAGGATTTTGACATTGTATCTCCATTAATAAGTTTATATTATACTACAAAAACTGATTATAGTAAAGACTTAAATTGGATACATTAACATTGTGGCATCATAGGCGCAATCATGGACAGGATCATGTTTGATTACTTTTTGGATTGTAAAATCTTTCAAATTCACTTTACAATATCCATTTTCAGCAGTTGATGCTAAAATATCAATTGCAGTTCTTACATCTCTATAATTATTATATCTTACTAATGGTTTTACATCAACCGCATTGCAAAGACTTTCAATTGCCATTTGATCTAAAGAACCTCTAGTCCAAATTATTTTATTAGGAGATGGGTCTACCTTAAGATAATCCCGTAGTAATTCTATACCATCTATTGCGGATACATCATTTTTTGTTGGGATAAAACTGGTATTTTTTGCGAAGTCACATTGTTTAGACCACCACTCTAGAGTAGATTTGGAAACAGTGCGATTATATTTTTGAATTTGTTCTTTGGCATTAAATTTAACAAAGATAGATTTTTCAATCATTTCTTCGTAAGTCATATCATCAGTAAAGTAAACCATTGCAGCCGAGAGGATAACACAGGTAGATTCTGTGTTTAGGGTTTCAATATCGAAGCAGATCATTCATTTTCTCCATTATGTAAATAACTTGGCAACCATTGGGATTACCAAGTTTTATAAGACTAAAGTATAATTTTTTTATCGGGAACTTGGATAAGAGGTTGTTCTTCAAACTTGGAATTGTATTCATCTACTAATGCTTGAGCAGGAATACCGACAGTTATAAGAGCAGACTTGAATACAGTAATATCTCCTTCAGCATAAGGAAGGAATTGTGCAATCATAAGTCCAATAGAACCATCTTCTTTTGGTTGAATTGCGATTTGAGCGGGATTTGATAGTGTGAATTGAAAGGCATCTTCATCAACTACATTTGCCAATAATTCTTCACCAGATACTAATTTGAAACATTTTGTTGTCATATTATAATTCACCTTAAAAAAGTGGGGAAGATTTTACCTTCCCCTAAAAGTTTATCCCAGAAGGATTTTGTTATGAGGAGAATTGATTTCCAATTTCCTAGGTTTGTGCGACTCTGGGATAATGTGTGCAAGATATATCTTCAATAAACCATCTTGTAAAACTACATCAGAAATTTCTACACGTTCAGCCAAAGTGAAAGTTCGTGTAAATGCTCTTGATGCTAAACCCCTATGTAGATATACACTAGTATCATCTTCAGTTGCTTTACCAACAACAGTAAGGTTTCTGTTTAACAATTCTACATCAATATCTTCCTGCTTAAAACCAGCTACAGCAATCTCAATCACATATTTCGTATCCCCAATACTTTTAATATTATAAGGCGGATAGTTCGATTGATTCTTAGAAATTGCTTCTTTAGATTTTCTAATAGATTCATTTTCTGCATCAAATCCAATAAAGAATTTGAGTAAGTCCTGATCTATGTTAGGAAAGAAGTGTTGTGTTGTCATATTTTTCTCCAATTATGCGAGATTTAAGTTTGTCACCCTCGAAAGGCGTAACGGTAATTTGGGAAGTTTTTTACTTGCTTCCCACAAGTCATTTATGTAGCAGCAGCTGTGTCCGCTTCCACTTGAAGTTCTTTGATTCTTGCCTCACCTTGTAATCTAATCTTACTAACTAAAGCAACCACTTCATCAAATGGATGTTTTCCTAAAGATGCTAAAATCATATTGATTTCGTTCAAAGTCAATTCAACTGTTATTTCTGGGTTTTCCATATTATCTCCAATTATTAAAAAAATATATTTATACAGGTTACGATATCCTGCTATGCTCTAATGTGACATACGATAAACATCTTGTAACACTACCAAGAATAGTTGCTCCTTGCAATTCCTTTGTTTGGATAATCCTAATCCGTTCTAAATTTTCCTAACACCAATAGCATATTTCTGCACTAATTGCCATTGAGGTTTCTCGGCATAAGACAATATCTTTATAGAAGATAATGATGTCCTATTCTGAGTTTTTTCTGCATCTACTACTTTCAACAAGTTCCAGTCTTGAAGTAATATTGCTATTGTATTTCTACGTTCAATATCACTTGTGCTTATATTGGTATCTTTTCCATCCAAAGCAAATAATTCTTTAAAATGGACCAAAAAATAACGACCCTGCTTGTGAAGAATGTGACAAGATTGATAAAGAGTATTATCTTTCTTTGAAGCCACACCAATTCTTGTTAGTGTTTCTTTAATCTTTAGAAAACTATCTGGTTCAGGAATCGTAATCTCAAGCATCGAGTCAATGGACCATTCCACGTATACAGTATAATCATTTTTATATTCCATTTCACTTTCCGCCCTTGTTTTGCTTTTCTCTGATATAGTTAAGTTGCTCCTCTGTGAGGATATTTAGTACACCTTTCGCTTCTCGTTTAGAGTAACCATAGAATGCACATACATTTTCAAGGTCTTCTGAAATGGATTCTTTTGGAGCCCATTTAGAAAACCTTTTTTTCTTGCTTATACTATATAGTAAAAATGAAAACTGTTGTTGGTTGGAAAGGTCAGGATATCTATTCATCTCATTTGCATACATTACTGTATCAGGGAAATAAGATAAACCACGATTCACTATAAATGGTAAATAGTCTTTATCGTTTTCTTTACGACCCCTGAACATATCCTCTTTAGTGAAGTTTATTGCATTTAGAAAGTCAAATGGTGTGCTCATAATATAATCCTAAATTTACTTAAAGGAACAAGAACTCATTACCTCAGTTAAACAAGCCATAGTATTAATTTCATGGTCTGTTACAAAAGCATTCTTATAACCATAATCTGCAAGTATCAATACCAACTGAGGTATACTGGTTACTTCTATATATTCCACAGATTTATCATACAATCTCCTAAACAACTCGGTAGAATCCATATCAATATTAGTTCCAACCCATTTCCTAACTTCAGTGAAGTTCTTTTCTTTCATCATTCTCAGTAAAGGATTGAAAGTTTCATCTGTAGCAGAAACTAATATACCAGCATCAATCTTTCCAGATACAGAATATCGTTGAAGTTCATTCAAAATTCTACGATAATCTGGAAAATGTTTAGTTACTAATTCTGCAACAGCCTTAGGATCAAACTCTACATTTTCTGATTTAAGAATAGTTGTTGCACGTTTGAAGAATGAAGCAGCAATCTGTTGTTTATCTTTACTATCAATCTTAAACTCAACACAAGTGCAACGACTATGGATTGGTTCAATTAACTTACTCTTAAAGTTACAAGTTAAAATGAATCTACAATTTGCACTAAATTCTTCCATGTAACCACGCAAGAATGGTTGAACTGATTCTGCATTAAGATAATCTGCTTCATCTATAATGATAACCTTTCTTGAATCTGTTAAAGAAACAGTAGAGGCAAATCCTAAGATTGAATCTCTGAAGTCATCAATCTTTCGACCTTCATTAGAACCGTTTATCATTAAGAACTCAGCACCAATTTCATTACATAATGCTTTAGCAATGGTGGTTTTACCCACCCCTGCCGTTCCTGAAAATAAAAAGTGTGGTACTTGACCAGACTTAATAAACTCCTTGAAAGTTTCCTTTAAGGATTCAGGTAGTATACATTCATCAATGGTTTGTGGGCGAAACTTTTCTACCCACAAAAACTGTTTATCATTAATATTCAATTCATTCATAATATAATCCTAAATTTATTCAAATACGGAATCAGATTCCACACCAACATAATATACCAAATCAGAACTGTCTGCACTAAATTTTGATATACGTTTAGATGAAATAGCAACAGTGTAATCTGTTTGCAAAAACTTCAACATTTCAATCTTAAAGTTAATACAAAAAGTAGATTCTGTATCACCAACATTAACATCAAATGTGTTGCTGGTAGCATTCTTTTTATCTGAAACAACTATTGTCAGTTTACCTTCAGATCCAACAAATGATACGTCTGGTGCTCTAAGCACTGAAGCAGTTTTAAGAATCATAGCTAAGGTTTCTGAACTCAACTTAAACTCAATATCTGGTGTAGGAAAGTTAATTTCTTTCTTTGGAACTGATAATACACTTGGATCTGCTGAAACAAATTTAATTGAATTTTCACCATCAGATATTCTAACAAACTTATCTGAAAATTCTAACTCAGGGTTAGGAAATAATGATAAAATCCCTAGAAATTCATTCAAGTCATATATACCAAATTCTGAAGGAAATACATCAGATACGGTAGTTGATGACAATATTGTGTTTTGAACTGATCTAGTTTTAAGAACACTCCCAGGACTGATTAGAATATTAGGACTGATTGAACTATAGTTCTTTAAGATGATTACTGCTTCTTTTGATAATTTCATTTTATTCCTCATTGTTTAATATAATATTATAACTCATTTTCTACTATTTGTAAACATTATGCCGCTTTTGTGTTTGAAAATTGATGTGGAACTCTTTCGAAATTCTCTAATTCTTCCATATCAATATAACTATAACCTCTGGTTGGATTTAGAGATTCTATACTATATTCTTTATCTACAGAAACAGAAAAATATTTGGAATGTTCAGGGAACACATCTATCCTTACTCCTACTTCATCATCTACCATCGCCTCAAACAAAAACATTCCACTAGGATAATAATGTGTAAACTTAAATTTTAGATCAGCGTATTTCGTAAAGAATTGTTCTGGTGTCATTGTTACTACTTTATTTTCTTCTTTCATTTTATTTCCTCATTATTCAATGTATTGAAACTCATTTTGTGTTTTTTACTATTTCTTCCCACTCCTCTTCAGTATGTATATCCCGTTCCAGAAGGAACATGATATTACACATAGCATGAGCCAAATGGTTGATGCCTGTTTCTGGATCCAATTGCTCACCTGCAAACCAATCCCAAAGATGTCGTTGCAAGGCATTATAGTATCTATTTTTAGCATCAGGAACAAATTTCCAATTATCTGGTTCATACTTTACTGCTCCTAATGTTAAAACCTTCACTGTTTCTTTCAATGCTTTTGATGGTAATAATCCATATTGAGGTTTATTACCATCAAACTTTCTTCCCCCAGTTGTAGCAGTTTGGGATTCTCTTACTCTACTCAATTCGTCTTTACAAGCCTCACTCATTATTATACCTCGTAAACTTCATTATCAGTCAAAATCTTATCAAACAAATCAATGAATGATAAACGGGTTGATTCATCAAAACGGTTACAACATAATTCAACAGATTTCTTTTTATCTTTGAAAATTGAGAAAGATTTAACAATATGTATCAATCGACGGGTAGTGATGTTTTCATCAACGCCACCATCATCAAAGGTTCTACGGATTGTATCAGCCCAACGAACCAAGTCATTAGCAAAATCAGAATCTAAACAATCAAACTGATTCATCACATTAGTGATAATCTTTAACTCAACTGCCTGACCTGGATAATCTTGAACCATTGTTACTGCGAATCGTTCAAGGAATGCTTCG